GTTCCAACATCAAGGACATTAGAAGGTCCAGCAGGACCAGGAACAGTACTAGCAGGACCTTCAGGTCCAGTAAGTCCAATAGTGCCTTGAGGACCCTGCAAACCCTGGTCATTAGAAATAGTTACAATAGTCTCGTCAGTAGATTGATTAATGCTGACATTAACTACATCGTCAGAAACACTAACCTCAGTTACATCCTGAAGAACAGTAACATTATTGACAGTCTCATAGACTGTAACATCTGTAGACATTAGCGAGTCACTTCAGCCTTGACAATAAACTTTCCCTCAAGGACAGCCTCAGGATTACCACTAGGGTCAGTCAATTCAATATCGTACACCCAAGTGCCAGCAGGCAAAGTAGCCATAGTAGCACCAGAAACAGTTACAAGAACATCACCATTGACACTACCAGCATTAAGAGTAATGTTAGTAGGACTAACAAGATTAAGAAGAGTAGTAGATGATGTTACACTCTTACGCACCTGCATTGCTGCAGAATAACTTCCAAGATTAATACCAGTACCATTGGTAGCAAGATTAAAACGTAGTTTGAAACGAGTACCCTGACGGGCAGTGATAGGATAAATACCTGGTTTCATTGCAGTCTACCTTCTATATGATGTTCAATATGTTTATCTAAACGGTCCTCTACCTTGTTCAACTGATAGTTGACACCATCAAGTAGAGTCTTAATTTCTATAACTAACTTTGCAATATCTGGCAAAGACTTACCCCCATTAGCATTGGGTTGAATAGGATAAGTGTGTTCCTTAATATAATTCTTTAGAGGAGTGACAACAAGCCACTTTCCTAAAACAATAGCCATAGTGAAGCAGGTGGAAATAATTCCAACAATTGATGCTTTGTCTTGTAACGTCATTAGATTGGACTCACATCATAACCCAAAGCAAGCAGTTCAGCAGCAATGTCATCTTCAATTTCGTAAGTCATACCACCACGATAAAACTGGTCTGTAGCAGAAATATCATCCTCGGTAGGATAACGCATCTCATACCATTCTCCACCCATGCGGAAAACACTAACGCCTTTATTCATGCGGTAGCGTGAGAATAGAGGACCCTCACTTAGTGGTCCTTCTGAAACAGTCGGTGTGACAAATTTATACATTAGATTCCTTTCAGAAACTAACCCTACCCCCCACCCGAAAGTGGGGGATAAGATTAATCACTGAGATTAGCCGATTGAAGATGCAGTCTCAATACGGTATAGTGACTCTTCACGGAAGCGTGAGAAGCCAAGAACGCCGTACCAACCCATTGGGCGGTGACGCATCAACTTGTCAGTCACAGGACCGATAACCACATGTGGCTCTTCGGCTACTGCTTCTGCAAGTGCTTGCTGACCAGCAATGAAGGTACGGTATACCTTCGTCTTCTTCTGTGCAGTGATTGATGCACCAGTTACAGTACCACTTAGAGAGGTAAGGAACGTGAATGAATCAGTAGCAACAGAAGTAATCTGCCAAGTAGCATTCAGACCAGTTACACCAGAACTTGCTGCGATAACAACAAAGTCACCAACAGAGAAGCCGTGTGCAGTAGCAGCAACAGTAGCAGTGTAACCACCAGCAATGTTAGAAGCAATTGTGATGCCAGTAACAGACTTAGTAGAACCGATAGTTGCACCATCGCCAGTAACCTTTAGACGTGGAGACTCAACGAAGTAAGCACCTTCGAATGAACCAATTTCTCCAGCCCAAATGTTTGAGGCTTCCTGGTAGTTGTGTGGGTCACGCCAAGCAGCGCCACCAGTTTCTGACCGAAGGTCATGTGAAACTTCAGGGTGGATACCTGCCCAGTACATGCTACCCTTACGGGCAACAGCATTGTTAGCACGCAACTTAGCAACAGCACGACGGATGTTAGCAGCGCTAAGAGTATCAGCAGTAGCAGCCTGACTAATAGCACTCTGTGAAGTAGCGTCTCCACCGTAGATTACGTTAGTTCCACCATCAAGTGCAGCCTGAGCCAATTCATCTACCGAGTCAGCCATGTTGTATGCAATGATATTTGCAACAGCAGGGTCAACATCAGCAAGGCTGAATAGGTTAAGTGCACGAGTAACGATTACAGCATTACCGTATTCGTTTAGCGTTACAGGGATTGACTTAGGTGTAGCCAAAGCAGACGCATCAACATCTGCAGTTTCTGTTAGAGTACCAGTGACACGATTGATATCGTTGTACAACTGGAATGTTACAGTAGAGCCAGGGTTCGTAAGAGCGACAGGACGCTTGTCAGCGACCGAACGAATAAGTGGCTGAGTACGCAGAGCGAATTCAATCAGCTTATCGTAAGCCTTCTGTACGAGACCAGCGCTACCAGCGGTACCACCTAGGGAGGCGGCAGCGGTGGAGGTATAGTTATTACCAGCCATAATTATTTTTCCTTAAGTTAGATTGATTTGCGATTAAGTACCGTAAATCATTGATAGAATATCGTCGGTACTTGATGCCTGACTTAGACGAAGCATTAAATCTTCTTCCCTATCAGGCGACAAAGCACCAGAAGTAACAACATCCATCTGACGAAGAGTAGCCAAGTCTTCCTGACTAATGCCAGGCTGACCTTCACCTTCTTCAGAAGCAGTTGAAACACCAAAGACATCGGAGTACTCATTCAACCAAGAGTCGAACTCTGTACTATTTACATCCATATCTTGTGGAATGAAAGCAGCAATCTTTGGACTGATGCCTTTATTTTCCAATACTGATTTGACGCTTAGTTCCCGTTGGTTCTTGCGCAACGAACCCAGTTCGGATTCTAGTTCCTTGATGCGCTTCTCTTTAGCACGGTCAGAACGACGCAGTTTCTTTACAACATCATCACCTGATGAACGCCGTTGTGGCGCTTGCTGCTCGTCTAAATCGTCCTCCAAGAAGTCATCTTCGAAGTCGTCATACCAGTCTTGATTATTGTTGCTCATCGCAACCCTTCTCCCTTATTGTTATGTTTTAACGTAGATTCGCACTCCCACACAGGGGTATGTGGGTTGGTTTCTACTACCGCTCTTAATACTAGGTAGGGGGCGGTCAATCCTACCTGAGTTTATAGTTGTCCAGTCCTCTTGCGAGATAATGAACCTTGATTAATGCCAGTGCTGCCAGCAAACTGTCCACGAGCCTGAGACCTGAGACGCTTAACTTCTGTAGAATTTTTACCCAAGACGTTAACATTCTCTAGTTCCTTAGCAATATCAGCCTTGCCACCAAACTGCTGTTGAGCAGCCTGTAGACCAGCCATCTCTTGCTGACTCTGCATGTATCCTGTACGTGCAATGTCACGAGTGACACCCATGTTCGCAAGTTCCTCAGCACTAGTCTGTGTTTGCATACCGAACTCGCTAGCACCAGCACGAACATTGGATGCAGCAATTTTCTTTTGCAATTCTTTAGCACCATCTGGACCCTTCAGCAATGCTAGTGCTAAATCTTTACGACCAAGACTTGGAAAGTTCTTTTTGAGTTCATCTTTGAGATATTGGTCTGCATTATCTACAGCATCAAAAGCATTAGCAAGTCTATCTTGAACTTCACTAAACGAAACATCATTACCAATAATATCAGCAATATTCGTATTGCTTCCAAGAGTATTCAAACCATACTTATTGAACTCTTCTTTAATCTGCCTAGACAAAGTTCCATATTCAGCAATGTTAGGAATATGTCCGATATCTTCACCAGCAGCCTGACGCTGCTTCAACTTTTTAATACCAGCAAAACGTGCATTAAAAGCAGTAAGTTTAGGATTATCAGTAGCAAGAACTTGATTGGCAACATCTGCACCAGTAAAGCCTTGCTTATAAAAATCTTTAGAAGAAGTGTATAGTTCCTGAAGCCAAGGGGCTTCAACACCAACATCAGCAAAGTATGGCTTAAAGTAATTTACAAAAACTTGATAGGAAGGAATCCTAGCATTCTTTGCTGCCTCTACTCTAGCCGCATCAGCCTTAGCCTTAGCAAGTTCTTGATTAGTGTATCCACGCTTATTAGCCATACTAACCTCCAAAACCCATGCCAGTAGCAAACGATGAAGCCAAATCTATAGCCTCTTTATGTGCGGTAGAACTAAATTGAAAACGATGGTCATCACGAAGAATATTGCTAAACTCATTAACACTAAGTTTACGTGGCTTGCCACTAGCATCAGTAGCAGTCAATGCTTTCTGAATAGTAGGGTCATCAAGTTGAATAGTTGCACCAGGAACATCAAGCATGCTTGACATAGTATTAATATAATCCTGAGCAATATCTTTAAGCGTTAAAGATGGGTCAGACTTCATGTCATCAGCAAAACTACCATA